CCTAATTTGCGTTGGGATTCTGCATCAGCAGCAACGGCGAAGGGACGCCCGTCGAGACTGACTTCTTGGATTGAGCCTGCTACAGCTGGCATATTTATACCTCCTACGCCACAATTACAGTTTCGCCGAAGAAGAAACCATAATTGAGGTCAATGCTGATGATGTTGGTGTTTCCACTGAGCTGAATCGTGAATACTTGATCCAAACGATTCGGGCCAGTGATCTGTGAAGTGATCGACGCTTTTGCATCTTTCGGGTTACTGATAATTGCCTCGTTTCCAAGGTTATCAAGTATGGCCGCTGTTGCTGACGTTGCCATAGATGGCTTCTTGGCATCACGGTTGGAAATGGGTTGATTTTCTGGGACCATTGGAGCGCCGTCCCATTCAGGACGTTTGTATTCCAGGTCAAGATTGAACAGAACGTTCTGCAATTTGACGATATCCTTGACAAACCGGTATGCCGGAGGCTCTTCGCCGTTCGGATGGTAGAACGTCACGACGTCGGAAACAGTGACAACGCCGTCGCGTACTTCGATCGTGGAGGAACCGCCCTTAACCGCCAAGTCGCGTTCAAGGTAATCCCACTGGTCACCATCGGCACCCGCTGCCGGTAAAGACAACCAGAGGCTTGCGGACCAATGCGCCCCAACGGCCTTCGCCGAACGTGCTGTAAGCGTCAAAGGCTGCGGTATCGGCTGAATCCATGCAAGAGAGCACCATCGTGTACCAAACATCACCGAACAAGTCAAGAGCATCCTGTACATCAGGATTGTTCAGGCCGCCGGTTGGCTGAGTGATAGCGAACGTATTACCGAGGGTAGTATCACCGACGATCTCGACTTTGATGTCGTTTGCGCTTTCGCCTTGCCATTTCGATTCTAGGTCGACAACGGTTGTGCTGTCGGTAGCGATGACGGGCATTTCAAGCACTGCGTTGATCGCGTCAGTCATCAGGGTAACGATATCAGCAACAACCATAACGCCGACCGGGATGACGAACGGATTAGAAAGGATGTTGTTGATCTTGACGCGATAGCTTGCGGCCGCCGTTGCGGTTCCGCTCGGAGTGATATCACCGGCAGATACAACGCCGGAGCCGTCATCTTCCAACGGGAACACGGTCATGGGGATCGTGCCAATGCCGTCACCATTCGCGGGGAGCAATTGACGCGCGGCCAAATGCAGCGGGGAACCGTAACCGTACAGCGAGCCGACTTGAGCGGCGCTTGTTACGACACGTTTATCAGTTGCGTAGACAGCGGCGCTATTGCCCTGTCCGACTACGGCTAAGCGCTGAGGCAGAAGCGTAACGCCTCCACGCAGGTTCTTGAAGGCAGTCGCGATGCCAAGCACCCGAGCTACTGCCGATTGATCTACGGCTGTGGATACGGCCATTTCAATGACTCCTGGTTAGGGTGTGATAGGATACGCATAATCGGCTTCAAGCACGATTTTGCCATCAGATTCACGAGCTGTTTGGATCGAAAGCAATTCGAGCGTCGTCGCTACGTATTGCGGAGAAAATTCATTATGCTGCACATCAAAAGCGATCCTGGATCCATGGATGTGCTGAACCGGCGTTGATTCCTGTTCAGGCTGGAAGAATGAAATTGATTGGATCCAGCGCCGCCCGACAGTCTTTTGCAACTGAAGGTAAGTGTTTAGGCCGGACATGAGGATATTTCGAACCAGCATAACCGCTCTCTGTGCCTCAAATGCGGCTTCTCGATCGCCAGGCTTATGGCCGCCGGCTGGGTTGTTTGCTGACTTGCCGAACCCGATGCAGTCGATGTTGTAAATTGTGTTTGTCGTCTGCCGTTCAACGACGTTACCCTTGGACGGGTCAAAGGACATGTTATCAACCCATATGTTCACGATAGGCGTGACGTCGGCTTCCTGGTTCAACCATTTTTCCCAAGGGTTATGCGCTTCCGTGTAAATTCCAAGTTCCCATAGAGTGGGATCCTTTGTAGCTGCAGTTGCCAGCGCCATTTGATTCGCCACCTCAAGAACAAGGATAGATGCAATCTGGTCGCGAATGATTTCGAAACCATCTTGCTTGTCGATAAGTTCTTGTAGGACTGCCATTATACTGTGTAACTCTCTAACTTGCACACAACAGCGCCAATAGCTCTGTCAGGGTCGGATTGAGCAACCTTGAACGTGTACGGGTTGCCGTTGATGTCATCGAATGCAACTATCCAAGGCTTTTTGCTCGAATCGGCGATGCCTTCCGGCAAACCAAGCCCTTTGGCGGTTAGCTGCGAAATCCTGATAGTGATCTCAGCGAGACGCCCTGAAACGACTTCGCCGGTGTCTGGATCGATTACCTGTGCGATGTCGGTAGATAATCCGACTAGAGCCCCAGTGGCTCCAGCCGGATCCGTAACCGTAATGGGCCAGCCGAAACCGGTGACGTCATCTTCAAGGATGATGCCCAAATCAGTTTCAGCTGTCGCACGTAAACCCATTTATACTCGCTTTCTCACTACTTGGTTTTTGACCAGGACGTCAAGAGCAGTTTGACCGCCGCCAATCCATTCGGGTTTGACTTCTACACCTTCAGAAAGGATACCTTTCTTACAGGTGAGACTCTTACCCTTGGCTACTTTGTAGGCAACGCCTGCAGAGGCTTTGACGGGAGCGGGAGTTTCCTGCTTGGGCTGTTCAACGACTTCATCAACGATCGTGACGGTCTCTTTGTCACGGATCTTCGCTTTCAAATCTTTGACGATAGCACCAAGCACCCGGACAATCGATTCCTAGCCTTGCAGCCAGTTCCTCGATTGTAACCACAAGTTGGGGTTTAGTAGCCATGGCTTACAGTCCTGTGTCAAGGCAACCGAAGGTGTCGATTGCGGTTGGGATCATGAGGGCACGCGTACCGACCGAGCCGAAGAGCGTCCGACCGTCTGGCGTGAGCCACAGGTGAGGGGATAAGCCGAGGCCGCCAGCCATCATCCGAGAAGGAACCTCGGGGAGGCTAACCGGGCCGCTGATGCCCAGCAATTTGCCAATATTCGGGATGCTCCCGAAGGTGGCGTCAAGGCGGGAGTCAGCTGCTTTGACAATGACGTTGCCGTCTTCGACGTACTTGGTACTGTCCCCAGACTGCGGATCCTTATAGCGCCCGTTGTAGGACCAGATTTCGAACGTGTTGTTGTCGATGTCAATCGTGCCGTGGAACTTTCCACCGTTGCCGCGATGCGAAGTCCTGATGACTTCGCCCTTGGTAATGCGGCGATTATTCAGGAGGGCCTGGACGTCTTCGTTCTTCAGGAATTCGCGAAGTGCGGATTGACCGAAGATCAGGTAATCGCTGTCGACCTTACCGTCGTCACGATTAATGTCAGCCAAAGCGCTGAGGTCGCCCATGGGATCGGCTCCAACCTGGCCCCAGGTCGTGCCTGCGGTCGGGAAGTGAGTCGACTTCGGCAGGAAGTCGATAGTGTACAGCGCAACGCCGTTCGAGTCCGTCAGGGTGATGGTACCGGTCTGCAGAACCTGCGAAGCCTGAAGCTCAATCGTGCGATTGATCTTCTTGCCCAACTTGTTCATCAACTTGAGCATACGGCTCACGACGTTCGCGCGGAAGTTGATACTAGCAAACGGGTTTTCGCCAAACTCGCGTTTCATCAGATCCCACGAGTTGATTGCACCCTCTTCGTCGAAGATCGGCGGCTTGAACGATTTGTTTGTGTACAGGTCTGCAGAGTTCATCTGCTTCCCGGTACTCAGGTCCGTGACCACGATGGCGATATCTTCGTCGTCGCGATCGATGTCGAACTCGACGTATTCGCTGTCGTGGAAGTTCTCGGCTGGCGCGCGGAACTGACCACTCAAGTACAGGGTCGGGGAGGCGGTCTGCTCGTAGCCCCGAATCATTTTGCGTGTGCTTTTGTCGCTCATGGCGGATCCTTACTGGTTATCGAGTTCGCTCAGTTCTTGAACGCCCTTGGGAATGATTGCGTAATCGCGAAGCTGGTCAACAACAGCCTTGTCTACGTTGCTAGCGTCGCCGTCCGAGTCAATGACTAGGCGCTCAAGGCGAACCATGCCGCTGACCATGGAGCGGATTGCAACACCTCCAGCACCGGCAGCGGTGACGTCATACGTGAGGACGCGTTTCGGAACCTGTGCGCCGCCTACTCCGTCCTTCTCGAACGGGACAGACTTACCACTGCCAGAAGCAACGGTCAGGCTGAACTCGTCACCGACTGCGAAGTCGGTGCTACCATCGGTCAGGGTGACCGTTATCCCGGCAGCGGTAAGCACAGTGGCCGCGCCAGTGCTGGCGGTCATTGCTAGGCTGTTCGCCACAATCGCGCCGTTCGGATCAACGAGCTTAAACACGCCGCCGTGAGTAACGGCAGTGACACATTCAAGGTTGTATGCGCCAACGATCGGCACAACCGGACCAGTGACAACAGCAGCCAAAGTAGCCGTACCGTTACCAGTGTTTGAGCCAGCAGCGGCAACGATAGCCTCTGCGACTTCCTGGCTTCCCAAGATGGTACCTTCGAGGACAGTTCCAGCACCGGCGAAGGTGAGGATGTCGTCATCAAAGCGACCGTTTTCGAGTTCGACGCTGCCGAGATCAATATTAGTGACTGTGAGATTAGCCATGATTACTTGACCTCCTCGTCTTCGATGACGGACATGCCAGCGAGTTTAAGAGCTGCGTCAACAACCTTTTCTTCGGTTGCTGCCTGCTCTTCGGTACCGGTCTTGGACTCAGCAGCGCCGTCAGCAGCAGATGCATCGGTTTCGTCTTCGTTGCGATCGGTGATGTCGTTCTTGTTCTGACCCGCCGTCAGGTATTGAGCCAAGAGCGATTGTGTTACATCACTACCATTATCGATAGCTGCCTGTGCGATGTCCATGCAACCACATTGGGTTCCATAGGTCAAGTGAGCGGAAACGCGGTCGCGTTCGTCATCACTGCCTTTCTTTTTACCTTCATCATACGCCGCTTGGAAAACGGCAGGATGCGAGGCTTTTAGTGTAGGAAGGTCCATTTTTTGGACTCCTGTTTTGCCGCCAACGGCGGTTTTTGTTTGGGGCTTTTCCGAAACCTGAGCCTTCGCGGAAGTCGTATCCGTGAGTGTGCCAGGCGCGGCGATTGAATCAATCATATTGCGGCGTAGGGCCTGTTCAGCCAGAACTACAGCACCTTTGCCAAAATCCTCTTTAACGTTTTCAGCGGATATCCCGCGACCGCTTGCAATGGCGTCAATGAATACCTTTTCCATCGGATCGATCATTGCCCGTATCTTCTCTTTGCCTTCCGGCGTAGACGGGTCAGGTATCTTGTTAGGCGCATTTGTCGACGTGGTTGTAATCACATTGGGATTTACGAAAGATCGAACCATCACGCCAACGCTGCCGACCTTAGACATTGCATTCTGAGCAACGATTGAGCCAGCCTGTGCCGCCAAACCAAAAGCTGCACTGGCAGCCATGTCGCCAACAAAGGCCGTTACCGGTTTTTTCGTTGCGCGAATTGCTTGAAAGGTGTCTACCATTTCGGCCGATGCTGCACCGCCTGGAGAATTGAATTTCATGACGATTTCTTTGACGTCTGGATCAGCTTCAGCAGTTGCCAGTGCGCCACGGATTTCAGCATAAGTCGTATTGCCGCCGCCGAATATCCGCGCCATGATGTCGGGTGCATCAGTCAGGACGCCAGACACGTTAATATTAGCGTTGCCACTTGATACCGACATGATACGGGTACCGCCGACTGCATCAAACTTAGCCGAAAACGAAGCTTCCTCTTCAGCGTTCGGTATATATCCGGCGTCCAAGGCGGCTGACATCTGTTCAAATGAGCTTTTTTCAATCAACCAAAGCATTATGCGGCGTCCTCTTGAGTTGTTAATTCGTTTTGCATCGATTCAGCCACTTGCTGTGCAAACTCTTCGGTGTCGATTCCGCCTGCCTGTGCGGTCAAAGCGCCCTCAACCATCTTGGCTGATGCTGGGAATTGTTCACGGAATTTTGCCAGCGGCTCAAGAGCTTTTACAAGCAGCTCGTTTTCGCGTCCAAGCTTCTTAACGTTCTTCTCGAACTTGGTCCCGGTCAGCTCGCGACTTGCGCGGCCGTGCGTAATCCATGCTTTGTTGACAAGCTCAGTGTAACCCTTAGCCTGCTTTAGGATGTCAGTTGACGGCTTGATAGCGCCGGACCAATCAGCAGCAGTCCACGCGCCGAACGTCTCAAACTGAGCAGGATCGCGCCACGATTCGAGCAATCCAGGAGCCGTGATCTTTCTTAAAAGCGCCTCAGATATCAACCATTCGACATACACGTACTGACATGGATTCTGACCGAAGTCTTGGCGAACAGGATTCAGATAAATTTTGAACTCATTGATGGCCGCTTGAGATGCGCTGTAGTTGTTCGAGAAAGACAGTTGGAGGATTTCCGGCGGGACTTCATTGGCCCATGCGATTGCGCGAACCATAGCTTCCTCGAACACGCCAAACTCAAGATTGCCGCCGTCCATGCCGAAGGAATGCGGAATTTCACCGTGTTGCAGCTCTTGCGCGATAAAGCCTGGAACCTGGTCGGCAACATTGATTGTGCGCGAGGAGCTGGCTGCATTGCCGTCAATTGGCGTGACTTCCGTTTTCTTTACGGCGCCAGACGTCATCGGTAGCGTGCCTGGCTTGTTTTCGCCTTTCGAAATGAACATCGCAAGAATTGATTGAATAACCGCCCGGCGCTGAACACTATCACGATAACGATCGATCTCTTTCAGGGATTGCAGGATAAGCGCCAACATCGGTTCGCCGCGAACAGCATCTTTTCGCTTATCAGTGCCGTAAACCAACCACGCCATACGTCGACCGGTTTTCTTCGCGAAAGCTGGCAACCTGTCATGGCCGCCGCCGTCCTTCTGGATCCAATAAGCAACGATCCGGCCGCGCTTGTCCTTTTCAACGCCATGCTTGACTGTGTGAGTCTTTGGAATCTTTTTACTCTTGTTGAGATAAGGCGTCTGAACGCTCGAACCGCTAACCAGCTGAACGGCCGGCATGTTGGTTTCTACCAGTATGTCACCCTCGATCAGAGCTTCGCGACGGATGATTTTTTGTAATTTCGGCCATGTGTCCTGTTGCAGGTAGTCGCAAATGAGTGGGTTATTACCCCAAAGCTCAAAACGCCTTTCAGTATTCTCGGACCAACCGGTCAGGGTTCCCTGCTTAAGACCAAGCGTTTCCTCATCTGGAGTTGCTTCTAGGCAAAGGCCGGTATTGATCTCATTGGTGACCAAGCGCCGGATCAGGCCGCGTGCATACAGGTTCTCGATAAATAGCTGTGAGGAGCGCGCCCGGAGTTCTCGGTAATCCATTTCGAAAAGCTTGGTAGGTCCGAAACCGCCAAAGAACTTATCAGCGCCCCATGTGCTCGATTGCGCGGGGAACATTGAGGATGTGGCTGAGGCCATCTGATCAGTCGAGATTGTAGGAACGCTCTCTGGCATTGGTCCCGCAATTTCATTCTGACGCTTTAACGATATTTCGTAACCGAATAGATTGATCACCAACC